TGGCTACGGTCATTGTAACTTCTGTTGGCTCTGAACTTGTCCAATCAAAACTACCTTGTGCAAAGCTAGTAATCATAGCTCCTTTTATAATCCATTCAGAAACAATGTCTCCTACAGGACCTAAAACGTTTAGTGTTATATCTTTCTTATAAAAATCAGAGTAACCTGCTCTTCCTGTTACTGATTCATATGATAGTCTAGCCCATTCCATACAAGCTTGAGCTCCAGATGGTGTGATTGGATCATATAGTGTCATGTCCATATCTTGCCACTCTCTTTTACCCCTTATTTTTCTGTATGAATTAATGTGATCTAGTTTGATCGGTTCGTCTGAGAAGGAAGGTGCTGTCACATTCTTAATCATAAACGACTCTATTCCGTCAATTACCATGAAGAACCTGTTTTGTACCTTTGGTTCAAAGGCTCTGAACATTATTTCGTTAGTATCTAATATTGCCATGTCTTTTTTTTATTATAAATATCTAAAATTAAAATTATCCGCTAAAAGTTGCTCCTGTTGGTTCTAATGTAAAGTCAAGAACAATAAATTCAGCTGTTTTAGCTGGTTGAACAAATATCTGTCCAATTAATTGATTTCTATCGATTACATCTGCTGTGTTGTTCGAATCATCCATTACAACTCTAAATGAATATAATCCTTGTCTCTGTACTACCGATTCTAAGAATGGATTTACTGCAGATAAGAATCTGTTTCTTGTTGATATAGTGTTTTGATCGAATACCAACGTGTTTGCTTGATCGCTAACGAATTTCTTAAGTTCTATTAACAATCTACGAACATTTACTCTATCTAGAGATGAAGCTGCTTTTTGTAAAGTCTTCTGTCCAAATATTGCTATTCCTTGTCCTGGGAATGTTGCGATAGGATTAACGTTTCCACTATATAAAGTATCTCTTTCAGATCTTGTTAATTTTCTTTCTGTTTGTAATACTGAAGGAACTCCTCCTCTTACTAGTCCTGCTGGTGCAAACCATGGGGCTTGAGCTCCATCTGTAAATGCATATACTCCAGGTACTACTACTGATGCAGGAACGTAAACGTTTTTACCTGTTGCTGATCCTACTTGTACCCAAGGCCAATATGTTGCTGCATAAGAACTATTTACTTCTGATGCTTCAGATGTTACTGTTGTTACTGCTGCTGTTCCTTTAGCTACTAAATCTACTACTGCGATACAATCTCCTCTTGATTCCGCTAACGATATAAGGTTATCTACTTGAGTAGAACCATTCGTAGCAAATGAGTGTATAAGACCTGGTGCAGATATAATATTAAATCTCCATTCGTCTTTATTTTCTAAGATTGTTATAGCATCGTTATAATCAGCTCCAATTAATCCCTGTATACCTGCTGTATCGTTTGAAACATCTCCAAAGAAGAGTGATGTTGCTGTTACGTTAGTACCGGTGGCACCTGCAAAGGCTCCAGATGCTGCTGCTGGAATAGAAGCTGAATAGCTTAATCCTGCTGCATCTTCATTAACTGTTATCCCATCTGTACCTAAATAGTTTGAAGTATTTACTTTTACGTCTGATACTCTAATATAGTTAGATCGGTTTGGATATTCTCCAACTGATTGTATATATGTGTTAGTCCCGTCTGAAGTTTTAGATGTGTAACTATCACCGATTTGTTTTGATACATATCGATCATCGTTTGGATCTAAACTTAAATTACTAAACGTTTCTAGTATAATTTTGTTTTTGTGATTGTCATCACCTCTTCTTACTAGTAGTGAGAAAGTACCTTTTGAAGTATTAAGGTTTGAAACTTCCCATCTTATATTGTCTGCTGAACCACTTTTAAGTGCTCCGCTGTTTAATTCATCGCCGCTAGTATATTCTATTGATCCGGTTACACCGTTATATTGTATACCTTTACCAAGTGTTTTTAATTGAAGTATTTCTGTTGCTGGAAGCCCTACTGATCCTGATATAGGAGTTGATTGTGCTGAAGTCCATCCTGCGGATCCGGATACAACCCTTGTGATAAGTGCTGTGTTACCACCTTGATCGAAATAATTTTTTACAGCTAAGGATGTAAAGTACTCTACGTTAGTAGAACCTGAAGTGAATGTTCTACCGAACTTCCTTGAATATTCCCCAAAAGATGTTACAGTAGTAGGATTCTCAATCGGTCCCTTTGTTGTAGGCCCAATGAAAGCTGCTCCAACTTCTTGGGGTGCCGGGGAGATAAATGATACGTCATTTTCTCTTGCAAGTACACCAGGTGAGATTATTGTTTCTGCCATGTTGATGTTAATTTAAGTCGTGTTTTTATATAAATATCGTTCATTCCTCCAAACCACTCTATAAGATAGTAAGTTAGATTACATTTATAAATAGAAAAAAAGAATCTAAACCACCTAAGAATTTTAACTAATATTTCCCGTCTTTAAATCTATTTCAATATTTCCGTATTTTTGATTTAAAGAATTGGTTAATGAAAGTTCAAAATTTTCAATTCGGAGTTTATTTTCTTTTGCTCTTGTTAATCTTTCTTCTAATTGCAATTCTAAAAGTTTAATCTCTCCTAACTCTATCAGTAAATGTTCTTTATCAGTCTTAATAGCATGAACTTGTGTTAGCTCTGCTTTTTTTATTTTAGTTATCTTATTAGCCATAGTTATTTATTATCTTTATCTTTAGCATATGTTGCGTAATATTCTGGTATATCAATTACATTATACTTATGTCCTGGTATGATTGTGTTTTCTATTGATCCTTTATCGGTGTTTAAAAAGTACTTTACTAATACATCATACTTAATGTCCATAATGTACTCTTCTCCTTTTTCTTTTAATAAACGTGTTAACTGTTCTGTTGATGGATTTTTTTTGTGCCATCCTGCTCCTGCATGGTAGCTTTTTGGTTCAAATCTAAAAGGTTCTCTAACTAACATAGTTCTATGCGTAGAACCATTAGATAGTATATGAATACCCTTTTGATGTAAAAATTCTGCTGACCATCTATGGTTAAGTATTAACTCCTGACGGTTTTTATAGAAATGTGATGATTTATCTAAAAAATAATTTAACCAGGCCATACTATATGTATCCATAACCGAAGGACTTCCAAACATAAAGTAATCATTACACCATAAATAACCTCCTTTGGAATCTACTCCACTAGGATTATACATTAAATTATCTTTAATAAGACCTTTTCTTAAAACGTCAACTAAAGAGTCTAAAGCATCACGGGTAATGAATATATCAGATCGAGTCTGAAGAATTGCATCGTATTTTATATTAGATTGATTACGTAGATGATTTACTCTATAGAGAGAGTACATAAACTGGGGCTGGTGTCCTAGTGTTTCAGTATAATTGTTTAAATCAAAGTATCTACTGTCTTCTTCTTTTAATCTTTCGTAACCGGTTATCCATTTTAGTTTATTATAATCGATTCTGTCTTCCCATGTTGCAAGATAGTAGTCAAATTCTACATCATCATATAGCTTATTGTATTGAGCAAACAGCCTTCCAGTTTCTTCTATATATCTTCCGCTTCCGTTTAAAGTTAAAGCTATTCTCATGCTTTGTGGTTTTCAAGGTATGTGTTTAAATCTTCAGGTGTGCCTAATCCCCACATCTTGGGTATATCAAAAGTACGTATTTCTTTTCCGGCTGCAATTGCTTGATTAAATACAGGGCATACATAGAACTCCTTATTGACTCTAATGTCTTTCTCTATCATCTCTTCTGCATACTTTACAAAATCAGATCCTTTCTTCCAATAGTAAAATCCAACAGTTGCTATATCTGATATTGGGTTCTTTTCAGCGACTTCAGTTACTAATCCCTGTTCGTCTATCTTTGCAAAACTCCACTTAGGGTGGGTTGATCTAAATGATACAATACCACCGTCTGCATTAGTTTCGTTCATTTTGTATAGGAATTCATTTGAATCCCATTCACAGAATTGGTCTGAATTAGCAAAGAATAGTGGATTATCTGAGTTTATATATTTTTTAGCTAATAAGGCAGTACAGGCTGCTCCTTCTGTAACTCCTTCAACTTCTACAATTTTACAACCTGGTGTGATTAGATTCAGTAAAGTATCTAAGTTATATTTTTCTCTATGTTCTTTTTGTACTACGTAGATGTAATTTGCTTTAATATTTAAATTATCAGTAACAACCTGTATCATCGGTTTACCGTTTACATCTATTAAAGGTTTTGGGAATGTATACCCTGCTTGTTGGAACCTACTTCCTGCTCCTGCCATTGGAATTAAGATATTTAATGTTTCATCTCTCCAAGCTGGTACTGTTTGTTGTTCTCCCATGGTAATACTATTTAATTTTTTGAATATATTACCGTAAGTAACTTCTTTAGTATTTTTTACTCTTAGTATATGAGATTTACTTCTTGCGGCTGCTAATAGACCGTATGGTGAATCTTCTATTATTAAAGTCTCTTCAGGTAAACAACTCATCATTGAAATAGCATTCCAATACATTTCTGGGTGTGGTTTAGAATTCTTAACATCTTGATTGGATATTACTAAATCCATATACTCCATTATACCTAACTTAGATAAAACTGTAAGTACTGTTTTTCTTATTGAATTAGAACATACTGCAATCTTATAACCGCTTTCTACTAATGTAGACATCACTGATTGTAGTTTACTATTAGGTCTTAGTTGTTTTAATTTCTCTAATGTAATTCTTTGTTTTTTACCCCATATACCAGTATGAAGATCTGGTGGTAGATTCTTTTTTTCAGTTAACATATTAAGTTTCTGAACTGTTTTTAAACCATCATATATAGATAAATGTTCATTCCAGGTAATTGCATACTCTTCACCTAACGCTTCATTTAAAGCATCAAAATGAATATTTTTAGCTTCTACTAAAACTCCATCTAAGTCAAAAATAATTAGTTTTACAGTAGTCATATGTATAATATACGTATTATTTATTAGGTAAGCAACTTATTCTCTTTAATATACTCAGTTAAATGATCTGCCCATTGTATATGTGCTACATCATTTGGGTGGGATCCTGTGAAGTATGTTTTATCATTCCATTGTTTTAAATTATTCTTTGAAAGTATATACTCCTTCATATGTCCTTCATTTAATGAATTATTATACCATCTATCTAAATTAATACTCTTATGTACTAAGTTATCTTCTACATCTGCATAATCAAAAGCATTGAACATTAAGTACTTTATATTATTAACTTCAAAATGATTTTGTAATGCTAATATATCCATTACGAAGGTCTCTACAAAGACTCTATCATTTTTAGGTATTTTATTGAGTTGGTGCGGTCTAACACCGTCTCTCTGTACTATGTAGTTTCCGAGTTTATCTTTTTTGGAGGATTCTTTAATGACAAGCTGTCTAAACATTGAAGTCCATCCGATTATAGCAAATATTTCCGATTTGCCTTGTGCTCTTAACCAATTTGTTGCATATATTGTTCTAACTACTATAGAAGGGTTACTTGAACCTGATTTGCCGGCGTTCCATGTTTCTACTCCTAAGTTTCTACCTAATACCTTAGGCCATATATCGCTTTCGTAGAATTTGTAATCTATTCTGGTGGACTCTCTGTCTAGGTTGTTTCTTTCGTTGCTATTACCACTATTTGGATCTCCAAACATGGGTACTACATCATACCAGTCTTCGGTTTTTGAAGCTTTCCAGTTTAATGTTTGTGATGGAGAATCACCTTGAGTCCAACTGTCTCCGTTAGTTAGTAGTATCATAAAATTTCTTAACTTTGTTTATTAATTTTAATCCTGTTCCTCCTTTAGCATGTACTAAGAAAGGTTTGTCGTTAAATAAATGTATATTAAATTTCCCTTTCTCCCCTATAGTGTGTGTAAATAGGTTTCTCGATTGTTCGTAGTTTTCATAAAAGCCTGGTAGATGAAGGTATTTTAGCTTTTTTTGGTAACAGGTTATAGTGGCAAGGTGGTTATTATCCCCGAATTTCCAATCTATCCATATATTATGTTTAGTATAAAAATCTTTTCTACACAAAAACCAGTAGCAATCTGCAAAGTACCCGACTTCTTTGTATATTCCGTTCTTAACAGGTTTTTTGTCTATCGTTATGTATTCGTAATCCTCTTTCTCTAAGGTATTAACTACATCTTCTATTAATTTTTCTGTTTTGTAATACTTATCGAGGTAGCATATATCGTTATGTTGGATGATAAAGTAATCACCCTTAGCTATACTAATTCCATGGTTATATGCTACGGCTGTTATTGTATTTTGATCTTGGTCTTTTATTTTAGTAGGTATCTTGTCTTTAATATTAGAGAATAGACCTATATTTTCTAATCTTTTTTCATCTGACCATGCTCCAAAAGAAGGAACCACTTGTAGAGAATCTAATTTAAAGTCTTTTGGAAAGTCTCCTGTATTGTCTAGGAGTATTATTTCCTTATCTACATTAATTTTTTCTATTTGACGTAAAGTACGTTTAGTGCCTTCTATAATATCGGCATCAAAGGTAGCGTCTTCTTTTTTCCAGCATACTGGGTCGAAGATGCGCATGTTCTTTGTGCTTGAATACACTAATATAAAGCTTATTTTCATTTAAATCGTCCTCTGTAATACTTATGGTTAAATTCTTGTTGTTCGTCAAATTGGTTTAACTCTTTATATTGCTGTAACTCTGTTAATTTACTAAATCTTCTTACTTCTTTTAGTAAAGTTGGGGTTAGTGATACTTTTCCGTCTCTGGTTTTGTCTACTTCTAGTATAGTGAAGTGTCTTTCTAATACATCTATACCTTCAAATATTGCAAGTTTAGTTGTCAGTAGGTTATCTTCATGTGGATTTGAATGATCGCTATACCCTATAGAATCTAATGCAAAATGGTTTTGATAGAAGTTTATATTCTGTAAAATAGCTCTTTCTAAGATTGTTGGATATACACATATACAGTGCATCATGCAGAAATTAATATTTAGGTTTTTAAGGTTATTAACTGTTTTACTTATTTCTTCATAAGTTAAACTAGAAGTAGAAAAGTAAAATTTCTTAAAATTAAAATCAACTAACTTATTACCGTAGTCAAATTCCGGTATTGAATATCCTGATAGTTTTAAATGATCATACCCTAATGAATTAAAGTATTCTGCATGAGAAGTACTGAATACGGTTGTCATAGTTTCAACTCCATACTCTTTGCATTTCTCTATAAAAAACTTTTCATCTTCAAAACTTAGTTCTATACTCTTCAGTCTTTCGTACTCCTCTTTATAAGGTCTAAACGATTCGTACTCCTCCCTATTAGTAAACGTCTCTGCCTTTATAGACTGTATTTTTAGTATATCGCTATCAGGTGCAGCTTGTTCTATCATAGATTCAAGAATAGACCTGTCTCCATTGTGATTTTGACATAATTCCGATATGATTTTCATTAACTTTATTTTAGTGTGTATGTTTTGTTATCTTTTCCTTTTACGTCTACTACCTCTACTGTATACCCTAAAGTTGTTCCGTAGTACTTTACATCGCCCTGTCTTCCGTCTATAAAATACGGTATTTCTTTTCCTAATAGGTCGACAAAATCCTTTAAGTTAGTAGTAACGTCGACTGCGTTTCCGTAAGTTCTAAAATCAGGTCCATCTAATATAATAAAATCTACATCTTTATATGGTTCCATAT